ATGGCGGCACTCTTGAGCGCGTCTTTAAAGTTACCACCTGCGGCCAGGCTAGAAATACCACCGCTTAAAGCCCCGGCTGCAATCGCGCCAAGGCCAGGAATCATGTTAAGGCCAATGCCTAGAATGATAGGAGCTGCTTTCTTAACGACCTTGACGACCGATTTGACGGCCTTCTTCAGACCTTTAAACAGCTTTTTCAGGAAGAATTCTGGTTGCCCGGTAACCGGGTTTATTGAATTAAGCTCATTACCAATGACGTAGCGGTCAGGATCAATACCCATACTACGCATTTGTCTAAAGAGAGACTCTCGGAGCTTAGGGTTTTCTTCAAAGACGGCCATTGGGATGACAGTCTCGCCCTCTGCTGCGTGGACCATGTACGTGTCTTCGTATCTACCATATTCAGCCAGCTTATCAGCCGCCGCTTTTGCCGTCGCAATACCCGTTTCTGGAAGATTTTCATCCGCCCAATCACCTATCGTGGCTGTAAGAAAAGAAGCAAGGCCACCTTCTGGAACCTCAAAAGGAGCCGGTCGTGTATATGTGATTGTATCAGACATCAAGCCTCACCTCTAATAGCCTCCGGAGCGGTGACTGTGACCTGAGTATGCCTAGATTCAGCCCCTGTCCACGGATTGTTGCACTGGGGACACTTACCTGATGGGTAGGAAGCTATTTCCGCAGGAGTATCGACCAAATTGTCACAAGATGCACACTGGATTCTATCAACACTAGTAGCAGGACGCCACTTAGAGCCGTCCGGAGAAGTTATAACGTGTTCATCGCTCATGTAATTGTCACCGTAACCGCGCCAACCGCAGCAGAGCTTGAAACTCCGCGTAAATTGGGCTCATTTGCTAAAGTTATTTTTAAAAAACCCTCTTTTTCGTATACCGCACCGGTCTCCAACCCCTGATCATCCCCAGATTGCAGGTTTGTCAGAGTAAGGTCCGTGTGCCGTGCATCTCCAGGATTTTGTATTTGCTGGAGAAACAGCAAAAACGACCTCTGGACATCGGCCTGATGCGTTTGGTCATAGTTTTCAGGCGCGTCTGGGAAGAATAGCCTGGTTAAACTACGAGAGGCCACTACCTTCTACCGTCCTGACGTGCATCCACACGCGGCGTTCCCAAACGCCATTGCATATCTATGGTGTCCGACTGCACTTTCAGAGCAAAAGAGCGTCCTCGCAATCGAACGAACGTTTGCTCGGTAAACTGCTCCACAGGCGTCGTGGCGCTTTGCACGACCTCTGAGTCCTTGGACTGCAAATACTGACCCCCAGGGAAATTGCGGGCCTGCAAGGTAAAATCTGCGCTCGGGCCGTTTGACACTGAGCCGTCAAAGGTAATATCAGGTATCAAGCGGTTAAGAAAGACAAAATTATTGCCCTCGCCAATGCTCAATTGACTACTTTCTATGAAACTCGTAATTGCTGTAGGAGGGTTGGTGCTGCCGTCGTTCAAGCCATTCTCATGCTGATAGAGATAGCCATCTGTGCTGGCGGCCAACGGAAAACGGTTCACACCGCGGTCTAGCCACGCGGTTCTGTTCAACGTCCCGAAATACCAGACCTTTTCCTCGTAGTTATAAACCACGTACCGGTCTATTTCTGTGGCGTCAGCAGACGGATAGAACCACCAAATCTCTGAGTCACTGCTGTTCAGAGCAGCTCGAACCTTTTCTGCCTGTTCTTTATTAAAATCGTTGAAAACGTAGCTTCGGACGCTGCAAGGCAGCTTCTGCACTTGTCCTGCGTAGAAGTAGAATTCTTCAAAACCCATCCAAAACACCGCATCGTCCACGGCTTTCGCCGCCATAGGCCCGATTATTGTGGTGTTTTCAGCTATCTGGTTAATACCAAAGGTAAACGGCGGCCCCAGGAACTGCATACTGTGTACAGAAACGTCTGTAAAAACAAGGATTTGACTCTTTGTTTCCACGGCAGTGACGATCTCAGAGCCCGAGCTAATTCGTAAGTCCCCCGCAGTGTTGGTCACCTCCGACTTCCACGTGGTAAGCGACTCCTGAGAGCTAAATCGAATCAAAAGCGGGTC